GCTGTCCGCGATCGCTGCGGCCGTGGCTACCGACATCGGCGCCACGCTGGTATTCCAGGCGCTAGACAAGTTCATCGGAAACTACACCTACACCGGAGGCGCGCTCGGGCAGGTGAACCGCCTGGCCGAGGCCGGCGGGGTGAGGGCCTTCGTGGACGATACCCGACTGATCGTGCAGGACTTCGGGAGGGCCGTTCAAGGGCGCGTCAAGATTCTAAACATGAACAGCGGCATGGTGGGAATCCCCAAGGCCACGGAGAAGGGGGTGGAGGTGACCTACCTGATCGACGGCGAGTCGGTCCTGGGCGGAACGCTTCGCCTGGAGAGCAAGTTCAACCGGTCGCTAAACGGCGACTACAAGATCGACCAACTGAAGTTCGACGTGGCCAGCCACGAAGACCCATTTTTCTACCAAGCGACATGCAGCCGACTGTAGCCCCCGATATTGACGGCGCGGACGATGGAAGCCTGTCCGGCGTCCTAAAGTCCTGGATCCGCTCATTTATTCGCGAGAACTTGGACGACATGCTGCCGGCCCAGGTTGTCGCCTATGACGATGCCTCAAACCGGGCGGTGGTCAAGCCGCTGATTATGGTTGGCACGACGGACGGGCAGAAGATATCCCGCGGCAGCATCCCGAACATCCCAGTGTTCCGGTTCGGCGGCGGGGGATTCTTCATGCGGTTCCCGATCAAGCCAGGGGATTTCGGGTGGCTAAAGGCGAACGACCGCGACGTGTCCCTTATGTTCCAGCGCGGTGGTCGGGAAGATTGGCCGAACACCGAGCGCCTGCATTCGTTCTCGGACGCGATGTTCTTTCCTGACACGATCAAGGATTGGGCGATCGACGGTGAGAATGCCGACGCTCTCGTCCTGCAGTCCATGGACGGAACCACCTGTCTGGCTCTGCACGACGGCAAGATCGTGTTGAAAGGCGGGGAGTTCGTCGTGGAGACAGAGGCCATGACGGTGAAATGCCCAACGCATTTCGAGCAGCCCATCCGGGCGGACCACGGCATGGACCATGACGGGGTGCGCATCGACAAGAGCCACGGCCACACAAACGTGCAGAACGGGCCAAGCACTTCAGGAGGGGTTGCAGGATGATCTCGTTTCAGACCGACGACGACAACGACTTCGTGACGCTCCCCAATGGAAACTTGGCGCTAGTGACTGATCGGATCGCTGTCGCCCAAGAGGCCAAGCACTTCGCCGCCACGGCGCGCGCGGAGATGATCCACGCTTATGACGAGGGTCTCCCATTCCTGCGCGAGGCGTTCAGCAAGCAGCCGAACCTGGCGCAGTTCGAAGCATCTCTGCGCCGGCGCCTGCTCGGCACGCCTGACGTCACAGGCATCGTGAGCCTGGTGACGCAGACCGAGGGCGAGACGCTGAAATATACGGCGACGCTCCTAACCACATACGGCACGGTGACGATCAATGGCTGATTACAGTTTCATCGCAAATCGCGGCGTCATCGTCGCGGATACGGCCACGACCCGCGCACAGGTGGAGGCGGAGTTCCGGGCTGTCTTCGGCGACGATATGCCGACCGATCCGGCGACGCCGCAAGGCATGTTGATCACTCGCATCACTGAAGAGCGCGACGCGATCGCGCGGAACAATGCCGAACTGGCCAACCAGATCAATCCGGCGCTCGCCGGCGGCGTGTTCCTCGACTCGCTGATGGCGCTGACCGGTGGTCGGCGCCGCAGTAGTGTCCGATCGCTGATCGTGGGGGCTGCCCTTGGCGGCGTTCCCGGCACCAATGTCCCTGCCGGTTCGATCGCGGAGACCGCACTCGGCGAGCAGTTCGAACTGGTGACGACGGTCGTGTTGGATTCGGCCGGCGCTGCCACGGGCAATTTGCGGGCGTTGCAGGACGGCGAAATCGTCGTGCCGCCGGGCGGTCTGGATACGGTCGCCTCCAGCGTCCTGGGTTGGGAGACTATCACCAACCCGGCTGCGGCGATCCCTGGCCAGGTGGAAGAGAACGACGTCCTCTTGCGCAGGCGGCGCGCGCAGACGCTTGCACTGCAGACCACTTCCATCAACGAGGCGATTGTGTCGCGGCTGTATGACATCGAGGCGGTTCGCTCCTGCTACTACTTGGAGAACTATGCCGACGTGAACCAGGTGGTGGACGGTATTCCGATGCGCAAGCACAGCATCTGGGCGTGCGTAGAGGGCGGCACGGACCTGGAAGTGGCTCAGGCGCTCTTTGAGACCAAAACCGTCGGCGGTGGGTACAACGGCGCAGTCGTCGTCCACGTCCCGGATCCGGTAAACGGCCGGCTGTACGAGGTGAAGTTTGACCGGCCGGAAGAGATCGTGTTGCTCATCCGGGTCACGGTGCGCGCAAGTACGCTGGACGTTCAGCAGTTGGTCCCGGACTTGGTCATGAACTATGTCGACGGTGAAATCGAGGGAGACGTCAGCTTCGTGGTGGGCAGCGATGTGTCGACGTTCGAGATCGCCAGTGCCGTGAACCAGCAAGAGCCGACGATCTTCGTGAAAAAGGTGGAACTGTCGGTGGTCGGGTCCGGGGCCTGGTCGGCCGACACGATGGAGATTGCGCCCAACCAGATCGCGCGCACGCAGCGCAGCTCAATCCAGGTGGTGATTGCATGAGTGGGATCCAGCAATTCGACTTTTCGGTCGATCTGATGCGGTCGATCCTTTGGCAGTACGAGGGCGCGCCGCGCGCTGTCGCGCTTGCCCGGAATGATCAGGCCTGGCTCGACGGACACCACTCGGAGTTCTGGCACAACTGGCATCGGGACGTCTTCGACCTGGATACCGCCAACGAATTCGGGCTGTCGGTCTGGGCTCGAATTCTGGGCGTATCGCTTGAGATTGGCGCTCCGCGGCGGGTGGAAGGAGTGTTCGGGTTCGGGGTCAACAACGCCAATTTCGAGAATGGGAACTTCGGACGCGCCGCCGATGGCCAGGTGAGCCTCGACATCGAGTCGGCGCGAAAGCTGCTGAAGCTGCGCTGGTTTCAACTGACCATGAGGCCAACCGCTCCGAACATCAACCGCGCGCTGGAAAGTGTGTTCGGGCCCGGCAAGGCCTTCGTATTCGACAACTACGACATGACGACGGTCACATTCATGTTCTCGAGTACTCCTGACTACCGGTTGCGGCGTCTACTGGAGAAAACCGACATCCTTCCCCGGCCGTCTACTGTCGGGATCAAGTGGGCCGTGCAGGTGAGACCCTCGTGGGGCTTCGGCCCGAATCATCTTAATTTTGAAAGCGGAAACTTCGGAGCGTAAATGGCTACCAGAATCTACAAGACGCCGTTCGCGGCGACCGGCGACAAAGAAGCGCTCGCAACAGCCGACCAACCGGACGGAAAGGTGTCGCTGCAGGCGGGCTGGACGCCCGACTATGAACTGCCTAACGACAATGCCAACTATCGTCCCGTTGGCCGCGCCGAAATGAACGGCATCATCGGCGAAATTACGGAAGGGCTCGGGGAGATTCAGCTTAATGGCTTCGCAAAATGGCAACCCGTCGACGGGGGGTGGCCGCTGGGTGCTCAAGTCTGCTCTGGGGATACGGTCTATCGGTCTGAGGTAAACGGCAACACCACGGACCCGGGCGCTGGTGGCGCCGGTTGGATCGCAATGCCCGCCGGCATCGCGACGTTGGTCGATGCAAATGATGCGACTAACAATACTCGGGCGGTCACGCCTGCCGGTCTCCGCGCGTTTATCGGGGGCCGCCCGGGCCGGCTTAAGCGCGTTCGCGTCTATGACACAGTTGGCATCGAACTGTACTCCGCAAGCACGGGTACGCAGGCGGTGTTTGTCGAGGTGCAAGGCGGCGGTGGCAGTGGCGGGTCGACTCCCGCAACCCCTTCGGGCCAGTCAGCCGTGGCCGGCGGCGGTGGTGGGGGTGGCTATTGCTCCTCGTGGCTCACCAGCGGGTTCAATGGCGTGATCATCACGGTGGGGCAAGGCGGCGCCCCAGTGCCGGGGGGAGGCAGTCCTGGGAACCCTGGTGGCTTGAGTTCCTTCGGCTCCCTTCTTTCCGCTTCGGGTGGTAGCGGTGGTTCGGGTGCGCCAAATACTGCATCTGCGCCTATCGTGACCGGTGGTGGGTCAGGAGGCGGAAGCAGTGGCGGTAATGTTCTGAACGCTCTAGGTGGTCAGGCGCACTCGAGCTTTGCGCTTAGCAACGGCACTTCCTTAAACGGTGGTGCAGGAGGCTCATCACATCTGGGTGGAGGCGGCGGGCAAACTTCTGCAGGAAACCAGCCAGGAAATGCGGGCCTTACTTACGGTGCTGGCGGAAGTGGTTGTGCCACTGGCCAAAACCAGGCCGCCACGAACGGCGGCAGGGGTTTCAAGGGCGCGGTCATCGTCTGGGAGTACGAGTGATGAAGTACTACGTATATGTGGTTAGTGGGGGGGTGGCGGAGCTTATCGACCCATTCGTCGACGTCGATGGAAATGAAGTCAACATAGAGGACCGATTCCATCCTGATGTCGTGGCGAAGATGGTCGAGGTGGCGTCGTTCGCTGGGATTGCGATTGGTGACGTGTATGACGGCGATGGATTCAGCAAGCCGGCCCCGCCTGCACCCTCTGTTCCCGAGGTGGTCTCTCGTTTTCAAGCGCGCGCGGCGCTATTGCAGGCCGGAGTACTCGATGACGTGACCGCGGCGATGCAGGGCCAAGATATTGATCCGCTTATGAAAATGGCCTGGGATGAGGCGCAGGAATTCCGGCGTGCGAGCCCGACCGTTGCCGCGATGGCCGAATTGTTAGGCTGGGATGCGCAGTATGTCGATGCGCTTTTTGTCGCGGCCGCATCGATCGAGGCCTAGTCACGCCAACTGCCAACGACCAACAAGCCGCCTTCGGGCGGCTTTTTTTCGTCTCAAGGGGACGCGATTGAACATCCAAGATTTCGACGCCTTCGCGGCAAAGTTTGCCGGCATCCTTGGCGCCGCGGTGTCCATGCGGTACCTGCAAGGCTCGTGGCCTGCACGCCTCAGCATGGCGGCTAGCGGTTCGCTGGTCGCCTACTACGCGTCGCCGTACCTGTCGATGTTGCTGGGAATTCCGGAAGGATTGGCGGGCTTCCTGACCGGCATGTTTGGCATGGCCATCGTGTCGCGCGCCTGGGAAGCGGTCCAGGCCGCGCCGATCGCAGCGCTGTGGCAGGCGCTCATCGACCGCGTGCGCGGTAAAGGGGCATGACATGGACAGCACCATCTATCTAACTCTGTGGTCGGTTCTGGCGTTCGTTTGCTGGTTGGTTGTGGCAGGCGGCGCAGCGCTGGCGGTGTTCTCACGAGGAATCAAGGATACGACGCTGGAGCGGATCGGCCTGTCTGCAATTTGCCTCACGGCGACCGGCGCGGCCTGCCGCATTTTCGTCGCAGGTTGGGCCAGCGCGGGCGATGCCGCTCTTGCGGCCTCGGCTGCCTTCTACGTCGCCGCGGTTACGGTCAAGCACATCAGGGGTCAAAAGCTATGAGCAATTTCCAACTATCGCAGCGCAGTCTTACTCGACTTGTGGGTGTGCATCCTGATCTGGTCGCAGTCGTGAAGCTGACGATCCAGCGCACGGCCGTCGACTTCACTGTCGTGGAGGGCGTGCGCACTGTCGAGCAGCAGCGCGAATACGTCGCCCGGGGAGCCAGTAAGACCATGGCCAGCTACCACCTGCCGCAGGCGGATGGTCTTGGCCACGCCGTTGACCTGGCGCCGATGGTGGGCGGTGCTATCCCATGGAATAACTGGCAGGCCTTCGCCGACCTGGCCGCGGCGGTCAAGATCTGCGCCGCGGAGCTGGGCGTACCGGTGGAGTGGGGTGGCGACTGGAAGACGTTCAAGGACGGCCCGCACTTCCAGATTCCGCGCGACTGGAAGGGGCGAGCATGATTGCCGCCGCCCTCAAGACGCTGGCCGGCTGGAAGGGCTACGCGGCGGCCGGGTTGGCCGGTGCCGTGGCGCTGGCTACCGTCGGCGCGTGCATCGCCTGGTACGGGCACGCCCAGCGCGCGGCCGGCCGGGCCGAGTGCCAGGAAGCCCATCGCGTGGCGGGTTTGGAGGAATTCAAGTCGGAAGCCGAACGCCTGACAGGCTTGTCCCAGAGCTTGGCGCACACGGCGGACAAGCTCGCCACCGCCAAACCCCAGGTCATCGAGAGGTATACCCGTGAAATCGTTCAGCGCCCTCTGCCTGCTGACTGCGTGCGCGACCCTGGCCGGGTGCGCGCAACCAACGACGCTATCGACGCGGCCAACGCTGCCCGTCAATCTCAGCGCGCCGTGCCCGGCAATTCCGCGCGTTGAGTCCCCGTCCTGGGATGACCTGGCGCAGGCGCACGCGGCGTTGGCGTTCCAATATGCTGAGTGCGCGGCCCGGCATCAGGCCGTGGTCGACGCCTGGGCCAAGCCCTAGCGAGGCGCCAGCCCCTTGCGCAGCTTGCGCGGTGATTCCAGCAGCTCCATGGTCATCTGGTTTTTCTCCAGCACACAGGGCTCAACGGCCAGGCCCGCCAGCAGGTCGTCGTAGATTCCACCCATGAGACCGGCGGGTCGCTTCAGTTCAAAGGACACCTGGTGCATGCGCAGCAGGGTCGCGCGCAGGCGCTTCACCTCCCATAGCAGGGTGAGCACATCAGGGTTCCAGGGCTGACGCTCTCGGATGGCCCGGAGGTCGGCGAAGGTGAGCGGGTCTTTGAACGGCATGGCGGAAAATACTGGTTGGGTATCCAGTATATTCCGTCTTAAATAGGGTCGATTGCATCCGGCATCTGGTACTTGGAGTTTCCGACTTCCTGGCGCACCGGGTGCCAAGCAAACGCCGTTTCCGGTAGCCCTTCGCGGAGTAGGGCGCGAGCGTCTGCGGTCGGGTAGGCGGGATCCACCCAAAGTTTGGCGACGTCTGGGGGAAGGGCCACAGGGCGCCGGTCGTGCACGTCCACCATGCCGCCCTTGGCGTCGTTTGTCACAATCGCAAAGCCATGGGCGGCGTCCAGTTCGGTGCCAGGCTCCCAGGCGGTGAGGGCGGCAAAGTAGAGGGGGCCGTCGCCGTGGATGTAGTAGGGTTGCTTGGTGCCGTCGGCCTGCTTGGCCCATTCATACCAGCCATCAGCGGGAACGAGGATACGGCCCGTGCCAATCAGGAACCGCCACGGCCATCCATTTTTCAGGATGGTCTCCAGCTTGGCATTGCTCATGAAGTGTTTGGAATCGGGCCGCTTGTAACCCCAGGGCAGCCGGGTGATGGCTTCTGTTCCTTCGGCAAGCCGATGCATCGCCAGCGGCCGGGTGCCGGGCGGCACGTTGTACCGCGGCCCGGCAGGATCTACGAATATCTGGGTCATGCTGCTGAAGATCCGTTCCACGTAGTCCATGGGTCCGGACTTCTGCACGATACGGCCGCACATACGCGCCTCCTGGGGGAAGGGGAAGGAGCAGTATAGGGCCGCCTACCTGAGAGAGCGCAGCTTCGTGTGAGCATCCCTCGCCTGGCCGAGTGCGCCGCCGTCGACGCCCTGGCATTTCACCAAATGGTCAGCCCAGAGGGCCAGCGCCTCGCGCCGCTCCTTCCAGTAGCTGTACTGGTCGTAAATGCCCTCCACGCTCTTGAGCTTATGGTTCAGGCACATCTCCGAGATATCGCGGCCGACGCCGAGGGCGCGCATGTGCGATTTCGCGGTGGAGCGCAGATCGTGCGGGGTGAAGCGCCGGACCTTGGGCTGGTAGTTCTGGATCCAGTAGTTGATGGCACCCCATACCCCGTCTTTCTGAATGGGCGCATCCCCGCCGTGTTTTTTGAGCCTTGCCACCGACCGCGCTGGCACGATATATCGGGAATCCAACGCCAGGCTATCCAGCTCGCGGAACCACTCCACCACCTGCGGCACCAGTGGGATGTCCATGGCCGCCCCGGTCTTCGATTCCGGAACGTGCCATAGGCCGGCGCCGAGACGCTTGATGGTCAGCTCGTCTGTCCTGATGTGCTGTCGCTGGGCGTTGGTGAACTCGGACACGCGCACGCAGGTCGCGGCAATAATCCACACGCTCAGCTGATTCTGGCGGTTCATCTTGGCCTGCATGAACTCGGCGATCTCGTCATCGGTGAGCATGAGTCGCGCCTTGGCTTTCGGTCGCTTCCCGATGATCGCCTCCAAGCTGATGCCCACGCCGGGATTGATCACCACAATGCGCTGGCCGGCGGCATGCTTGAAAATCTCCCGGATGACGATGTAGAGGGTCTCCGTCTCGCGCCAGCCAGATTTGAGCGTTTTGTAACCTGACTTCGTCTTGCCGATCAGCTCGATGACGTCGGTGTGGCTGATTTCCTCCACAGGTCTTGATCGCCATTCATCCTCAATTCGGACGAGCTGCCGTTTGTAGCTTCGGTTCGTCGAGCCTGACAGATGCTTGAGGACCTTTTCCTTGTAGTCGTCGACCAGCCACCCGATGCTCTTGGCGGCTCTGGCCTTCTGCTTGGCTTCCCGCTTTTCGGCGGCGGGGTCTTTCCCGGCGTCGATCATGGCACGTAGGCGGCTGGCTTCCTTGCGGGCTTCGGCCAGGCTGATGTCGGGGTAGTTCCCGATCGTGGCCTCGGCCCGGCGGCCTGGCATGCGGTGGCGCAGCACCCCCGTGGCGGGGCGGGATTTAGACAGAGTGAAGGTCAGCCCCCCGCCGTCCGACTTGGCCACCGGCTCACCGGCGCGGATCCAGTTCTTTATATGGATGTCGGCCAGCAGGCCCTGCAATACGCGCTTTGTCGCCATGACTCCCTCGATTTGGGTAGCTGGAGCGTCTGGCTACCCACCTAGCTACCCATTTTGTGCGAGATGGGAGGATAGCTCGTGAGAAGCCCAGAAAGAAAGCCGCGAGGATTTACGCGGCTTTCCGGGGAATTTTGATAAGTAGTGAGAAGCCGGGAACATCAGACAAGAATTATGTCGTACTGCTCTTGAGAGTACGCGCCTTCCACTTCCAGCGAAATGCGCTTGCCCACGAAGTCGCCCAGCATCGCCAGATGCTGGCTTTCTTCTTCCAGGAACAGGTCAACCACCTCTTGCGAGGCGAGGATGCGGAATTCCTTGGGATTGAATTGCCGCGCCTCGCGCAGAATCTCGCGCAGGATTTCATAGCAGACGGTACGCGGCGTACGCACGTTGCCGCGCGCCTCGCACATGGGGCAGGGCTCGCATAGCTGATGCGCCAGCGAGTCGCGGGTGCGCTTGCGCGTCATTTCCACCAGCCCCAGTTGTGTAAAGCCGTTGACCGTCATGCGGGTGCGGTCGCGCGACAGCGCCTTCTTCAGTTCGGCCAACACCGTTTCGCGGTGCTCCTGTTCCTCCATGTCGATGAAGTCCAGGATGACGATGCCGCCCAGGTTGCGCAGCCGCAGCTGGCGCGCAATGGCCTGGGCCGCTTCCAGGTTGGTCTTGAAGATGGTGTCGTCGAAATTGCGGCCGCCCACGAAGCCGCCGGTATTGACGTCGACCGTGGTCAGCGCCTCGGTCTGGTCGATGATGAGATAGCCGCCCGACTTCAAGTCCACTCGTCGAGAGAGCGCCCGGGCAATCTCATCGTCCACATTGGCGGTGTCGAACAGGGGGCGCTCCCCGCTGTAGTGCTGGATGCGGCCCACGACCGAGGGCGTATAGATGCGCGCCCATTCCAGCATCGCGGCACTGGTCGTGCGGGAATCCACAAGAATGGTTCCGGTGTTCGGGCCCACCATGTCGCGCAGCACGCGCTGCGCCAGGGTCAGATCCTGGTGCAGCAGGGCGGGGGCCGGCTGGGTGCGCGCCGCCGCCTGGACGCTGGTCCACAATTTACGCAGATACTCCAGATCGGCCGTCAGCTCCTCGTCATTGGCGCCTTCGGCCTGCGTGCGGACGATGAAGCCGCCTTTTTCCTCTGCCGGCATCAAGGCTTGCAGGCGTTCGCGTAGCTGGATGCGTTCGGATTCGTCGTCGATCTTCTGCGAAATGCCGATATGCGGATCGTGCGGCAGGTAAACCAGCATCCGGCCCGCCATGCTGATCTGGGTGGAAAGTCGTGCGCCCTTGGTGCCCAGGGGATCCTTGACCACCTGAACCATGATGGTCTGTCCCTCGAACAGCAGCTTTTCGATCGGGGTGGGAGTCAGCCCCTGGCTTCTTTCGCCCCGGTTCTCGCGCAGGTCTGCGATGTGGATGAAAGCCGCGCGCTCCAGTCCGATATCGATGAAAGCGCTCTGCATGCCCGGCAGTACACGGACGACACGCCCCAGATAGATATTGCCGACATGGCCCCGCTGGATGCTGCGTTCTACGTGCAGCTCCTGTACCGACCCTTGTTCCACCAGCGCAACGCGGGTTTCGAAGGGGGTGACATTGATCAGGATATCTTCGCTCAGGGCGATGGCTGGGGGCATAGCGTGTTCGTCTCCAGTAAGGTGCGGCGTACAGGCGAATAGTAAACGTAGGGCAAGGCGGACAAGACAACTATCTATATGGGGCAACCGCGGGAATCACCACTATATATAGGGGAGGCCTCCGGGGCAGCCGCTGAACAAGCAGGGGGATCGGCCTTTTTGCGCCAAGCGAAAAAACTGTGCTATAGTCTCGCTCCTTCGCAGTTCGGACAGTTTTGAACCGCGAAGCCAAGCAAGCACAACAGGTCGGGCAAGAGGATTCGAGCCAGGTCTGCCGCAAAGCATTCAGAAATGAATGCCCCGCGGTTATTGCAAGGATTGCAGCAAGTTAGGCAAAAGCCGGTTGCACAATCTGCAAAAATCGTGTTATAGTCTTGGGCTTGGCAGTTGCCGAAAACTTAGGGTTAACCCTGATATTTCGATAGCTGCTAAGAGAGGCAGGCCTGAAGAGGTCGCAAGCAAGAA